CAGTCTGCCTTAGCAGCAGCAGTAAGTGTAAGGATAGCAGTTGTTGCTCCACTGAATACACCAGCGTCGGAAACATTGGTCCAACGTGTGCCACTTGGGGTTTGACGCTGCCACTGATAGAGACCTGTTCCAGAGGAGAAGGTAACAGCAGCACCAGAAACATCAAATGTTCCAGTGAATGGATCAGCAGCACCAGCAACATCAGCAGGTTGAGTGTTGATGGTGATGGAAGCAGCAGCATCAGCAGCAACTGTATCATCAGTATCAGCAACATTAGCAGGAGCATCTTTGAATGCCGCTAGGTGTTGACACTTATGGCGGGTCTCACCAGAAGCATCAGTGTATGAAGTATACTGCCACCAACCAGGAGCAGTAAGACCACGCTCCTTATTCTCAGCAAGAGTTGCTTCCACATCATCAATAAAAACAACTCTACTTTGAATTGTTGCATTACCTTCAGCACCAGCAGTAGCATTGGTATTACCATCATGTGCTACAAGGGTCCCGTCAGACTCGTACTTGGCAACGGAAGCCTTCTCAGTAGTGTTCAAAACTTTAATTGATTGTGCTTGCGTTTCAGCACGACTATACAGGGACATGGATTCTTACTCCAGTTAATAAACTATTTTTCTAAAATTTATTTATATTCTCAAGCTTCTTCGCGCTTGAGAATTGCTTTTTCAACTACAGCAAGTAGTTGATCATCCATGTCAGTCTTGGTTAGCGTTACTGCTTTTTTAAGAATAAGGATACAAATTTCTACGAGTTTTTCTCCAAGTTCTTCATTCTCAGGAATCTTAGCAACAGCGTCTGAAATAATTTTTGATGCAAGTGGTAGTAGAAATGCGAGCATGGTATGACTTCCAATGAGCTATACTATTTATTTCTTATCTTTCTTTTTTTCAGGCAGTCCTTTATGCTTAGTAGATGCAAAATCTTTTACATCTTTTTTCTTCATGCTGGAAGCAACTTTGGCAACCTCAGGCGATGACGATCCCTCACCTTTTTGAGCAGCTCTAACCATACCCATAAATTTTTGTTGCTTTTTTGATACTGCCTTTTCAGCAATAACAAGATCAGGATGTTTTGCATACAAAGGACCTTTGTAATTACCTGCAAAAACTACACTTTCATTATTAGGTTTTGTAGTCATACCAGTTTCACCATCTCTGATGGTGGGCATGACTTCTACAGCGCTCTTCTTCTTTTTGCCTTTGCGTTCTTTGTCTTTACAACCGCACTCTTCTCTGAATTGTTTGAATGTCTTCATTTCTTGCCCTTCATAGCGATGATCTTGGAAACTTTCTTACGACGCATGTGGAGATACTTGTCAGACTTATCTACATCGCCATCGTTGTCAATATCTTTATCCTTTCTATCAGCGTGATCACCCTTTAGTTCTTTGTGATTTACAGGATCTAATTTTTTCTCTGCGAGTTCTTCACCATCATGTGTTAGTTCGTCACCTGCCTTTACGCAATTGTCAACAGTCTTTCCACCCTTCTTCTTAGTACCAGCAAGTTTGTATCCTTTCCAGCAAGCTTTACCATCAAGACCTTTTGCTTTTTCAATTACATAAGTCTCACCATCAATCTCATATTCTTCACGCTCAAGAACTTCAGTCTCTTCATTCTTGGGAGCAGATTCTTGACCTACATATCCACCCTTCTTTGCAGTCTTCTTACGCTTTGTAGTATCTTCAATCTCAGCACCATTTGACTGAGGATCCATACCATCAAATGGTGCTTCGCTGATTGTAGTATTTTGGAAGGTTTCTCCTCCCATCCATCTACCATAAGCTTCCATCAACCCAGACGAAAACTCATCGTTGCTGTTGACGTTATTAATTGGCTTCTGATATTTCATCGTTTAGTAGGGACGTTCTTCTCGTATTATTTATAGATCTAATATTCTTAATCCACTCTCTGAACATTTTACTATCCTCAGAAATAATGATGGCATAGTTACCACCTACCCTATGGATGTGTCCCTTCTCTCCTGTGCGAGAAGACATGACGGCATCACCTTCACGAAAGACATGTTGCTGTCTTTGTTGTTGACGCAGTGCTTCTTCTCGTAGTTTCTTAAAATCTTTCATGCATTCATCCCCAAAGTATCTTGCATATTGAAGGCATTATTCTTAGATCTCAATTCAACCCATTTTTTATACTGAGCGAAGTTCAACATAGATATAAATTTATATTCTAAAGTAAGTTCATCATTTCCAGTTTTTTTCTCATACATTACAGAATATAATATCTGTTTCTTTGAAAGCACACTATCATAAAATAATTGCCAGAAGTTTATCCTCGATGTTCCATCTTCTTTAGAAGTAGATACCACAATTTTTTCACATAGGTATGCCAAGTTATTCAACGAAAATGGATATGCTTTTTTTTCACTGGGATATTTCTCAATCCACTGTTCTTTATTCATATTTTCTTTTGCGGCATTAACATACTTTCTGGTAAGACCAGGATCCCTATACTTTATATTTGTTGCTATAAACATTTTCAAAACAAACATTTCATCTGCTGTATAGCGAGTGCTAAAATTATCAACTGGATCAAAATTGACTTTTACCATCGGCATAAACTGATTAGTTTTTTTCAATATAGACATAAACTTTTGCTTTGGTAAATTACCAAAATTTACATTAGCTCTATTATTTGCATCAGTCCAAGCAGATCCAGAAAATTCACCAGTTCTCAATAAGTCATATAATGCTTTGATTGGAAAAAACGATTCCCTTTGATTGAAATATTTTTTTCTGTATATTAAAGCACTACTTGCTACTATAGCAGATCCTTTAGCAGAACTATTTTTATTAGATAATCCCTTATACCAATCACCAACTTCTCGCTCATTAGCAAAAGCAGTATGAAACTTTACGGTAGCTGGGTTTCCTTTAATCCTAGATTTTACACTTATTTTTATTGAGTTATTCTTATTATAAAATATTTCATAATCAGTTAGAGGTTCATTAGCAGCTACAGGCATGTATATTCTAACATCATTTGGATTTACAGAATCTGCTTGCTCTTTTGTCCACCCCAATCTAGAAGAAAGAAAAGAATGATCTTTAGTCTCTATTATCCTAGCAAGTTTTAAAGCAGACAGAACTTCAAACAACTCAGAACTAAAATCTACTGACCCTATACTAGGAACTGTAAGACTTGTACTACCATAAGCGTGTTCAATTGATTTTATAAAAGTTTGCTTTGATGCTATTGATATATTTTGTTTTGAGATAAAATCAAGTAGCAATTGCCTAAACCTTTTAGAAGAAAGTTTATTGCCAAGAAGTCTTCTGACATTTCCTGGGAGGAATTTTTTGAATGGAAGTTCTTCTTTCTTATCTTGAACTCCAGAAGTAACAAAATATTTCAAAGACATTTTCAATATTACTGATATATCTTTCGTCTCTCTCTTTCCCGTCTTTCTATTCAGTATATTCTTATGATATTTTATTTGAATTTCTAAGGTGGGGTTTTTACCACCAGCTCCTGTTGTTTGACGAACAAAACCATTCTTCAATCCATATCTCATAAGATTAGAGTTTGATTTTATTTTCTTAATCAGTTCATCAATAAAAACCATCCTAACAGATCTTGCTCTTATATCGCGCACATCAGAAGTAGCAACATAAAATTTATATTTTACTGGGGTTGGTCTATTTATTTTCTGAACGCTAAAGTGATTATTGAATTCCGATCCCTGAATATATCCATTACGAGAATTTAGAGGAATGTTAGATCCAGAATCATCAACCGAAAATTCAAATCCTTTTGTATTTCCATATAGATTACGAAATGTCTCTTCACATAAATGCTCAATAGCATGAATGGTGTAGATAAATCTAGAAAACTTTGAAGATAGATTGTTTTTTAATTTTTCGTCTAGTTGTGCTCTGGATATTCTCATGACATCCCCGACAATACAGTATCTATATACATCTCAACAAATTCATCATCTCGCTTTACGCTGTCTGGCAATCCACTCTTGATAGTTTTTACATCACCATCAACAGCCGCCTGCCTCATTTTACTTGCAGACATACCAGTAACATCATCTGCATCTGGATCTCTTTGTCCAGCACTCTTTATTTCAACAGTATTCATATTGTAATCTTTACCATTATATTTTTTGATGAACTGGAATGCTGGAACACGATCAGAACCCACTACAAAGATAGCATCTGTATATCCCTTTCCTTCCAACCACTTCAAAGCTTTGATAGCATCACGAATAGTTTCATCTAAGATAACGTTATCCTTATGAGAAGGAAACATCATCTGCATGAAAGATACTTTCTGAGCAGCAGTCAAAGGGTTCTTTCCTTTTTTGTCTACAGTATGACTAGGGAACACGTAGTAATCATTACCAGCAGCATACTCCTTGACTTTATTTATTAGTAGCTCATGCCCCGTGGTAGGAGGATTGAACCTACCAAACGTGAATACAGCAACCTTAGCGCCATCACCAGCAGGAGGACGCCAAGACTTCTCCAACGTAAAGTTGGCACGAGAGAACTCAAGACGATCAACGATCTTGACTGCCTTTCCATCAACGATAGCAACGAAACCTTCAGGCTTCGTCACCACAAAGTTGTCACCGCTACGAAGGAATACTTTAGTGTCACTGAGACCAGCAAGCTTCAGGTTGATAAGGTTCTTGGCATTCGTGAAAGAGTTATACATCACGATGAATGCCTTGAATGCTCGCTTATTATCTTCTAGATAAGATATACCATTAGCGAGAGTGTCACGATACTGTGCCTTAGACTTCTCAGTTTTCAGACTCTCTACCTTTTCAACC